GACCGCTTCGTTGTTTCACGTGAAACAGAGCCGATGTCGCACATGGGCCTCCTCATGCCTGAGCTCGGCGAGATCGAGACCGTCGCCGAGGAGAAGGTCAGCGAGGACGGGCCGGGTCTCGACGTGCTCCACGACAGCGATGTGCTGGTTCTGCCGCAGACCGCGAAGTCGATCGACCGGGCGTTGGAGATCGGCGGCTCGGTGTCGGTCGTCCGGCGCTGGAGCAAGGAACTGATCCAGCAGAAGATCGACGACGAGGAGATCACGAAGGACCGGGGCGAGTTGCTTTTGGAGCACATGGGGACGGTCGAGAATAATCCCGATACGGCGAAGAAATTGGCGCATGACGCTGGCATCCACATTAGCGGCAAGAGTGCCGGCGCGGTCGTCTACGAGACCTGGACCAAGACTTTGAAGATCGATGGCAAGCGCCGCCTCTTCCGCGCCTATTGGGCGGGCGAGGATGGCGTCTTGGGGTGCAAGCTCAACCCTTATTGGAACGACCGCTGCCCGGTGCTGTCGGGGCCGGTCAAAAAGGTGCCGGGCGTGTTCAAGGGCGAGAGCCCGGTCAAGTCCTCGATGGATATGCAGTACTGGGCGAATGACATGGCCAATGAGGCGGCCCACGAGATGTTCTTCGCGCTGGCGCCGATCGTGACGGTCGATCCCGAGAAGGTGACGAAGTGGAAGGAGCTCGTGTCCGATGTCGCGGCGGTGTGGCCAGTGCCGGGAGAATCGGTGAAGCTTCTCGAATGGCCGAACAAGGCGCGCGAGGCGATGGAGATCATTCAGTTCTGCAAGGCCGGGATTTTCGAGAATTTGGAGGTGAGCCCCGGCATGTTGCCGCAGCAGACCGGGCGGCCGGGGAGCAAGCGCAACCAAGCCGAGATCGCGCTGGAGCAGCAGGTCGAGATTTTGCAGACGGCCGGGGCGGTCGTCAATTTCGAGGGCGAGATCCTGACGCCCGCGGTGCAGCGCTTTGCCGAGTACGATCATCAGTTCCGCGAGAAGGACATTCTCGTCCGGCAATTCGGCGAGCTGGGGCTCGAGGCCGAGATGCAGGTGGTTGAGCCGACGCAATTCGGGCGTCGCTGGCGACTCCAATGGGCGGGAGTGGAGAGCGCGCGCAACGCCGCCAACGTGCAGCAGCAGAACGCGCTTCTAGCCAATGTGATGAAGATACCGCCGCAGATGTACATGGGCTTTCGCCTTAATCTGACGCCCGCGATCGAGAACGCGATGGCGCAGGTGTTCCCGGCGCGGCTCGCGCGGCAGGTGTTCAAGTCGATGAAGGACGAGCTGTCGGTCGATCCGCAGGTCGAGAACCAAATGCTCGATCAGGGGATGGAGGTCCACACTCACGCCGCCGACCCGGACCCGCAGCATTTGCAGATTCACATGCAAGGGCTTCAGAAGGCGGTGGCGGGCGGGCGGATGGACGTGCTGGCCCAGTACAAGACGCATATCCAGCGCCATCAGGCGGCGATGCAGATGAAGCAGGCGGCGATGGCGGCGCAGGGCCAGCCCGGCAGGCAGCCGGGCGGCGGCTCGGGCGGTCGAGCGGGACCGCGTGCCGGGGCAACGCCCGCCCCGCAGAAGCAGCCGCAGCGTCCGGCCGGAACGATCCCTGCCGATCAGATGGCCAGAGCGGGCGCGCCGCAGCAGCCGCGCAAGACCTGACCTACCACCTATTGACAAATTCGTCGGGCACAGCGCAATGTTGTTGCGTTTTCGCCTTGCCGACGTAATCGGCTGACCCGAATCGCCTACGTTACCGGCTGGAGTGAGAGATGGCAGACGACGATCCGAACCCGAAACCGGGCGACGAAGAGCTTGACGACAGCGTAGAGGCGGAAGAGGACGAGGCCCCCGAAGGCGAGGACGCCGAGGAGGAGCCTGCCGAAGCCGCCGAAGGCGAAGATGAGGGCGAAGGCGACGAACCCGAAGGCGAAGACGAAGAGGCTGGCGACGAAGAGCCGCCTGCCGAACCGCCGCGTCGCCGCGCCAATGAGACAATCCGCGAACTCCGTGCCCGCGCCCGCCGCGCCGAGGAAGAGCGTGATCGCTATGTCCGTGAGCGCGCCGGCACCGGCGCCGATCCCGACAAAGCGCGCCGCGACTACGAGGCCGCCGAGGCGCAGCGCCTCGAGCAAGCTCGGCTCGAAGGCCCCGAGAAAGTCGCCGAGTATTACTACCAGCGCAGCCAGCGCGAGAACGCGGCGCGCATCAACGGCCAAGCCAATATGCAATTCGAGCGCGAGGACAGCCGCGAGTTCCGGTCCCTGCAGCGCGAGATACCGGCTTATGCCCGCGTCAAGGATTGGGTCGAGGATTACATCGCCAAGCAGCGTGCAATGGGCAATTACGCCATCAGCCGCGAGGCGGTGGCCAAGTATCGGCTGGGCGAGCTTGCGATCGAGCGTGCCGCCAATGGCGGCGGCAAGCGCCAGCGCGACAGTGCCGAGCGCCGCATTGAGCGCCAGCGCGTCCGGGCTCCGTCCGGCGGAAGCGACGTGCAGCGTCCTGCGCGCACTAGCCGTAATCCCGATGCCTGGTCGGTCGAGGATTGGGAAAAGAACGCCGGTAATATTCCCTTGGGCACGATTCGCTGACGGAGCGGCATCCGCCCTCCGTCTCATGGAGGGCTGAATGTTTGACTTCAATCGCCTTGGTGGCCTCTCGCGCATTGACGAGTTCGGCGAGTACCACAGCCCGAACGTCGCTTATGCCGGCGGCGTCAACGTCACCGCCCAGTTCGCGGGCGACTACACGCCCTACCTCGACAAGAAGATTCTGCCCCTCGCCCTGCGCGAGCTCGTCGTCTATCAGTTCGCCGAGAAGAAGACGCTCCCCAAAGGCCACGGCAATACCTGGATCGCGACCCGCTACGCCCGTCTGCAAATCCCGCAGGCGCCCTTGTCCGAGGCGGTGCCGCCGGTCGGCGAGACCCTTTCGATCCAGCAGGTGCAGTGCGTCGCCCAGCAATGGGGCGATACCGTCACCGTCTCCGACGTGGCGCAGTTGACCATCATGAGTGATCCCTTCCAGCAGGCGATCAAGCTGATGGCGGTGCAGGAGAAGGAAACCCACGAGCGCAATACCTTCAATGGCCTGATGGCGATCGCCCAGGTCAACTATGTCAACAGCCGCGGCTCGCGCGCCTCTCTGGTCGCGGGCGACGTGCTCGATACCACGACCGTGCTGCGCACCTATGGCGCGATGGCGACCTTGGGCGCACCGATGTTCAACGGCCCGACCGAGCCCAACCCGCAGAAAAGCGCCAAGGGCAATGCCGCCGGCACGACCTCGCCGCATCTCTGCGCCGTCTGCCATACCTTGATCGTCGCCGACTGGTCGCAGAACTCAACCGTCGTCCTGGCGCGCTCCTATTCCCAGGTGACGCGGCTTTTCAACTACGAGATCGGCGAGTGGGGCGGCATCCGCTTCACGGCCTCGAACATGGTGCCGACCTTCACCGGCTACGCGCTGGTGCAGGGCGCGGCCGTTGTCGGCGGCGGCACCTTCGCCGCTGCCAACTACCAGACCATCATCACCGGGTCGGACCTCAACAACCAGTACGAGAGCTATATCAGCCAGGTCTCGGCGGCCGTTACGGTTGCGCTGAACGGCTCGATCAGCATCACGACCCCCGCGACCACGGGCTTCACCTACAACATCTATGTCGGCACCACGGCCTCGCCGACCAACTTGGCGACCTGTGCCGCCGGTCCGACCGTCGGGCCCTTGGCGGGGCAAGCCGTGCAGCTTCCGCCCGGCACGATCGTCACTCTGACCGGCGTCGGCGTGATGCAGGTGCCCCCGGCGGCGCCCGCGACCGGTGTCACCGTCTATCCGACCTTCGTCTTCGGCAAGGACGCCTACGCCATCGTGACGCTCGATAACGTCGAGCACTTCATGCTGACCAAGGCCGACAAGAGCGACGTGCTCAACCAGCGCTCGGTGATCGGCTGGAAGGCGTACTATGGTTTCCTGATTCTCAACCAAAACTTCCTCTGTCGCATTGAAAGCGTCTCGGCCTTCAGCTCGACCTTCGGATAAGGAGTAGTCTCATGCCCTTCGTGATCGACTGGGAAGTCCGGGTGTCGTGGGTTGGCGACGGGGTATCGCAAATGGGTGCGGTACCTTCGTCCCAGACGAAGACCATCAACAACAAGTTCGGCGCCAATTCGGGCTTGGTGGTGGTGCCTGGGGCGGATTCGCCGACCGGCGCCAACTTCACCACCGCCGCGACCACGGTCGGAACCAACATCGGCACCGCCTTGAACGTCGCCGCGACCTTGGCGCAGTTGCAGGCTTTCTCGACCGGCGGCCCCTAATAGGAGATCGCCGTGGCGCTCAAAATTCTCGGCACGCTCGCGACGACGACGTTGCAGGGTGCCCAGTACAGTTCCGATCCGAATGTGCTGTCGGCGACCGATTTCGCCACGATCGCCAATGCGATCTTCCGCGACGCGGGACAGATGACCGGATCGCCCTTCGGCGGATCGTGGCAAGGCGATGCGGGTGGCAACAAGCCCGGCACGATCGCGCCCGGCGCTTTCGTGCGCGCGGGTCTCCTCTACATCCAACTGCGCGGCGACAACGGCCCCTTGCAGGTCTTCCCCGGCGATTGGGTCGCGCACGACCAGGCCGGCAACGTGTTCCTCATTCCGGCGCGCGCCTGTCCGAAGACGCTGACCTTGGCGAATTGCACGACGGTCTCGGGCTCGCCCGTCATCACCTTCCCGTCGAGCGTCATCGCTCTAGGCTGGCAGAACGGCACCCATGTCACCGGCACCAACATCCCGGCGAACTCGGTGCTGGGCGATCTCGCCGCGAACGGCCTCTCCGCGAACCTCTATTCGAACGCCGCGCCGGGGGTTAAGGTCAACGCCACCGGCTCGGCGTCGAATACGACGGTGACCGCGGGAACCTGGACTCACAGCTAGAGGCTCTTATGGCAGAGAAGATCGAGAAAGCGCCCGACAACGGCTCGCACGAGAAGTACAAGCATCCGGTCCTGACCGACATGGAAGTCGAGGCCGCGCGCGCCAGCGCCAAGACGAAAGCCTTGGCGGCGCAGAAGAAGAAGGCGAAGGAGCGGCTCGAGGAAGAGGAGATGCAGCGCCTCGTCGTCGAGGAAGGCTTGACCGAAGGCGGGCCGCTCGACGAGATGGTCGAGATCACGCTGAACCTTGCCGTCAACCAGCCCTATCTTTCGACCAACGGCTTCAAGTTCATGCATGGCGGCACCTACAAAGTGCGGCGCAGCGTCGCGAACGATCTGCTCTATCGCCAGGACCAGGGCCACAAGGCCGAGGCCGCACGTCTTGGCGTCGATAGCTTTGCGTTCTATCAGCAGAAGAAGGCGCCGGTCATCCGGCACATCAACGGCAAGGTCACTTGATGTCGGATAATGTGACGAAGCTTAAAACCCAGCCCGATCGCAAGGAGATCGAGCAACCGGGGTGCGACGTATCTTTCGAGCAGACCATTGGCGAGGGGCGTGTGATGCGCTTTTCGACGACGTTCTTCCAGGGAACGCCGGTCGGGAATCAGAAGGAGATCGTCGAGCACCTCTTGTCGATCGCCGATCATGTGAAGGCACGTTACGAGCTCCATGACTTGCGTGCGCAGCTTGCCATCCGCGAGACCGCGACCGCGCGTTCCGAAGAGGACGTGAAGCGCATCGACGAGCGCCACGGTAAGAGGAAGGCCGAGATCAAGGTCGAGATCGATGCCTTGAATCTGGCACAGGCTGAGCGTGCCCAAGCTTTCGAGCGCACTTATCGCGAGGCCAATCGCGGCGGGTCATTCACCATGTCGGTCGCGCAGAAGCGCGAGATCGAGGGCATCCGGCAGGACATCGCGAAGCTCAATGCCGAGAGCTTGAAGATCGACGAGACGCAAAGCAACGAGCGGCGCGATTGCATGACTGCGCTGACGCGGACGAAGCAGGACATCGCCACATTGAAGGAAGAGATCGCGAAGCGCCTTTTGATCCTCGGTGTCAGCGAGTAAGGAGCATGGTCGGCTGTGGCTCTAACCATTGCGCAGATCATCGCCTTGGCGGTCCAAGACGCTTCCTGTCCCAACTTCACAACGCAAGCGGGGCAGAAGCTCAACCTCATCCTTCAGGAACTCGCGCAGGACTATAATTTCTCCTCTAATCAGGGCTGGCTCACCGGCAATTTCGGCACCGGCATCGGCGGCGCGGTTCACGCCGGGAACGTCGTCAACAACAGCGGCCCGTTCCAGTTGCCGGCCGATTTCCTGCGCTTCGAGTTCCACGACTTCTTCTGGCAGAACGGCGGCATCAACTACTTCCCGACACCCTACGACATGGACGAGTTCGATGCGTTCGTGCAGCAGCCGGGGTTCACGAGCTACCCGGTCGCCTACGCCGTCGATATGTCCACCACGCCGCCGGGGCTTTACATCTGGCCCGCGGCCTCGGGCGCCTACCCCTATTTCGGGCGCTATTCGCGGCAGATGGCGGACATCACGGCGCCCGAGACGAGCAGCGTCGTGCCGTGGTTCCCGAGCCAGCAATACATCCTCCATCGCTTGACCGCCGAGATGATGCTGACGACCGGCGATACCCGCGCCGGCGCGATGCTGGCTATGGCTGAGAACGACCTGAAGAAGTTCATCGCCAAAGAGGGGAACAGAGACACCAGAAGCGTTAAGGTAAAGCTTGATCCAAGGTCGTTTGGAACCTCGTGGTCCAGACTTCGTTCCACGAAAATTATCCCTTGGTAGCCCGTGAGCCGAAATTTACCTGGCCGAGCGACCAAATGGCGCCCCCGAGGTCTTAGCGACAGCCTCGACGGCACGAATTCGTTTCCGGGGGCGATGGCGCTCCTCTCGGACCTCGTGCCCTCGCCGACGCAAAAGGGCGCGTGGGTGCCGCGCCCCGCCTCGGCGCTGCTCACCGCTTTCGCGGGCTTCGCGGGTCCGGCGCAGGTCACGGCGCTATTCCAATCGGGAGACATCGCCTATGGCATGATTTCCGAGACGAGCGGCCCGTTCGCCGGGAAGGACGTGCCTTTCGCCTACAACGTCGTCACCAGCACATTCGAGACGATCAACATTCCGGGTGGCGCCGCAGCATTGCCGACGAGCCCGGCCGCGGTCGGCGACTGGACCCCGCCGACGATCGACATCGTTGCCTCCTATGTGATCTTCACCCACCCCGGCTATCCCGGCGGCATCGGCCCGTTCTTTGGCTGGCTCGACATATCGGGCTTTTCCGACAACACGCACACCGGCAATACGCATTCCTCGACCTTGATCGACAGCTTGTCGGCCAATGTCCTGCTTGCCGGTTGGCTGCCGGGGATGACGATCACGGGCGCGGGCATTTCGGCCAACACGACGATCAAGTCGATTGCCTCGGGCGGCTTGTCGCTGACGCTTTCGCAGACGGCGACGGCTTCGGCGAATGGTGTGACGCTGACGGTCGCGGGCGGCGGCAAGTCGGCGCCGCTCTATGGCGCGGGCAACACCAATCTCAATCCGCTCTTGGCCGTGCCGACGGCGGTCGCCAACTTCAACGGTCGCGCCTATTTCGCGGTGCCGGGGAACGGCATCCAGTTATCGGATAGCCTCGTGCCGCTCTCGATCACCAATGCGAGCCAAGGGATCAATCCCGGCAACGGCCTCGACTTCACGGCGCTTGGCGGCCTGCCGATGTCGCAGACCTTGGGCGGCATCCTGCAGGCACTCATCTGCTTCCAAGGCGATACCGGCGCCTATCAGATCACCGGCGATCCTGCGGCGGTCGGCGGCAGCACCTTGCTGATGAACCAGATGGGCGTCGGCGCGGGCACCTTGGCGCCGAACACGCTCTGCACGACACCGCTGGGCCTTGCCTTCATCGCGCCCGATGGGCTCCGCTTCATCGAGTTCAGCGGCCAGATTTCCAATCCCGTCGGCGACAATGGCGATGGCGTCAACCTGCCCTTCCTCAACGCGATCTTCCCGTCGCGCATGGCGGCGGCGTTCAACCAGAACACGCTCCGCATCTCGGTGCAGAACGGCGCCGCGATCGGTCAGCCAACACAGGAATACTGGTACGATTTCAGCCTCAAATCGTGGAGTGGGCCGCACAGCTTCCCAGCGGCGCTGATCGTGCCGTTCCAGGGCTCGCCCAATCACGGCTTCACCATCGTCGGCACCGGCATCAACGCAAAGCTCTGGACGAGCCAATCGACCCCGACATCGAGCGACAACTACGTCGAGAACGGCGTGGCGCTCTCCTGGGTCTTCCGCACGGTGCTATTGCCCGACGAGGACGACATGGCCGAGCACAAGATGGTGCAGGCGATGTTCACGGCGGCGATCGCGCATCAGCAGACGATCACGATCCAGTGCCTCGACGAGGGCGGCAACATCCTCGATACGGTCTCGATCATGGGGCCGAGCGCCGCCGATACGATCTGGGGCGCGTTCATCTGGGGCCAAGCGAATTGGGGCGGCCCGCACACCTTCCTCTTCCAGCATCCGATCTTCTGGCACTTGCCGATCATCGCGAAGCAGATGGCGATTTTGATCAACGGCAATTCGGCGCAGGGGACGATCCTCTCGAATATCGACATGCAGATCGAGACGCTCGGCTATTTGAGTCAGGCGACGCTTGGGGCCTTGGGGCCGGGGCCGCCGCCGCCACCGACAGGAAACTTCCTCATCGACAATTTGGGGAATATCATCACCGACAACCTCGGCAACGGGATACTCGTCCAATGAAGAAGATCGCGCTGGCTCTCGCCATGCTGCTGCTGTCCGCCGCCGCCGCCGCCGCGGGCGTGTGCAGCTCCTACCCGTTCGTGTTGCAGAACGGCCAGACCGCCGATGCCAACCAGGTGATGGCGGACTTCAACTTGATTCGCAACTGCGCCACCAACAACCTCGCATCGAGCGGGGTCAACAGCGACATCACGGCGCTCCTTGGCATGACGACGCCCTTGGCGCCGGCGGGTGGCGGCACGACGGTCTTTTCGGGCGGAACCTCGACCGGCGCCGCCAACGCGCAAGTGATCGCGACCACCGTGCCGTCGAGCTTCACGCTGACGGCGGGCTATTCCGTCATCTTCACGGCAGGCTTGACCAACACGGCGCCCGCCACTCTCTCGGTCAACGGCAGCGGTGCGGTCAACATCTTCAAGGGCACGCCCGCGGGCATCATCCCGCTCGTCGCCAACGATATTGTCGGCGGCAATATCTACATCGCGACTTTTGACGGCACCGAGTTCCAGCTCGTCGGGGCGGCGGCGAGCGTTCCGAGCGGTGCGGTTTTCTACACCGCGGCGACGACCATCCCCTCGGGCTACATCGCGGGCGACGGCTCCTCGCAGTTGCGCGCCTCCTTCCCGACGCTCTTTGCTGCGATCGGCACCACTTACGGCTCGGCCGACGGCTCGCACTTCAACCTGCCGGATTGTCGCGCGCGTATGATCGCGGGCCTCGATTCGGGCAATTCGACCGGCCGCATGACCGCCTCGACGGCGCAAGGCGTCTCGGCGGCGACGATCGGCAACGCCGGCGGCGAGCAGGCGCACACGCTGGCGCAGGCCGAAATTCCGAATTATCAGCTTCCCGTCACCGATCCTGGCCATACCCATGCGTTCTTCATCGGCAATGCCGGCGCCGGGTCGAGCGCGGTGACGGGTGCTGCCAATGCCTCAGACACGGTGAATAACACGCCGCCGACCGGCTTGGCGCATACCGGCATCACGGTCGCAAGCGGCGGCTCGGGCAATCCGCTCAATGAAATCCCGCCGGCCATCGTGATGCAGTGCATGCTGAAGACGTGAGCGGCGCCGTCGATTGGGACACTCTCGTCATCCTTGTGATCTCGCATGTGACGGCGTGGGGGTTCGGCTTTTGGTTTGCCTACGAATTGCGCCGCCAGACGACCGATCAGGTCACGCCGCTGAAGGAAAGGATCGTGGCGCTTGAGGCCGAGATTCGAGCAAAGGAGGTAAGGTGAAAAAAGGCCAGCGTGACGCTGGCCAGTTCAGGGAGGAACGCCCCGTGGGCGTCATCGGCATCTAGTGGTCGTTGGCATTAGAATGTCAAGGTGATAGTATGCCAGCGGCTCTGACGCCCGGAAGGGGAATCAAATGAAAAAGTACCTGTTTAGCTTTGCGTGCGGGCTCCTCTTCGCGCTTGGCGCGGCGCTTGGACTTTCGACCGTGGCCGGGGTCGAGGCGGCGCTCCTGACCGTGCCCACCGGGCCGGCGGGCACGGCGCCGGTCAACCAGCCGCAAATCCTGCCCGATCTGGTGGCGCTCTATAACGCGGTCAACAGCAACGCGGCCTTCGCCGACACCAACACGCCTTCCAACGGCATCGGCATCAATTCCCTGAACACCTCGACGGCGGGCAATGCGGCGGGCACCTTCACCGGCATTCCGGTGCTCCAGCTTATGAGCAGCACGGTGTTCACGACCACCACCGGATCATCGAATCAGTGCAGCATCACCGGTGCCAAGGGCTGCATCTTCATCCTCGGGCCGGACGGGCATAGCTGGTACATCCCCTATACGAGTCTCTAAGCGCGCGGCAGCGCAGGCGAGGACCGCAACGAGCGGCAGATAGCTCGTCAGCGTATCGAAGAGGAAGAAGTCGGTCACGACATAGGCGGCGAGGAAGCCCGACAAAGCGGCTCTCTCGCCGTTGTCGTATGCGCGCCGGATCGTTCGCCATCCGGTCAGGATGAGGGCCGTCCACGCGCAAAGTCCGAGGATGCCGCCGGTCGCCAGCCATTCGATCGCGAGGTTGTGG